GATGCCCATGGAGAAATGGGATCGCTGTGCCTTCGCTACCTCTGAGGACGATTTGGAAGGCCGGGTCTGCTACGGCGGTTTGGATCTGTCCAGCACTACGGATATTACCGCCTTTGTACTGGTCTTCCCGCCGCTGGACGAGGAGGACAAATACACCGTACTGCCTTACTTCTGGATACCGGAGGACAACATCGACCTGCGCGTCCGCCGCGACCATGTGCCTTATGACGTCTGGGAGCGGCAGGGCTACCTCCAGACCACAGAGGGAAATGTGGTTCACTACGGCTACATCGAAAAGTTCATCGAGCGGCTGGGAGAGCGGTTCAACATCCGGGAGATCGCTTTTGACCGCTGGGGCGCCGTACAGATGGTGCAGAACCTGGAGGGCATGGGGTTCACGGTGGTTCCCTTCGGGCAGGGCTTCAAGGATATGTCCCCGCCCACCAAGGAGTTGATGAAGCTGGTGTTGGAGGAGCGCATCGCTCACGGTGGGCACCCCGTCCTGCGCTGGATGATGGACAACATCTACATCCGCACCGACCCGGCAGGGAACATCAAGCCGGACAAGGAAAAATCCACAGAAAAAATCGATGGCGCCGTTGCCACCATCATGGCCCTTGATCGGGCCATCCGATGCGGCAACGACACCAGCGAGTCGGTCTATGACAGCAGAGGGCTGCTGTTTTTATAAATTGCCTGTTAGCGAAATTCTGATGTCAGTTCTGAGGTGTAATCCTGTAGTCGATGCCACTGGCTCTTAAAACGGAAGTACAGCTCACCATCGATTTCCTTCATTGGGCAGGTATACCGGCGTCCCATGTTCGTTATTTGAACCCAGTCACAGGCGTAGTTGATACAAAGCACCAACATTACTGATCACTCCGTTTCGATTACTTCATAGTCTGGGTCCTCATAATCCTCCAGAGGGTAGTCGCCTGGATTAGACATATAAAGTGTCTCCGCGCCTTCCCTTGAGCAGGAGATCATGTAGTCTCCGTATTCTTTTGCCTCTTCTTCGGAATCGAAGAGTTCATCCTCCTCTTCCTCAGTGCCATCTGGGTACTTCATTAGGAGTTTGAATTTGCGACCAGAGTCATCGCCCAGGGATTCCGGCTCAAAGTCATCTGCCGATTCATCGGAATCGCTGGCTCCCTTTGTTGCCAAGTACGCAGCGCCCACCGCTACACCAATAATACCAACAATCTTTGCCCCGGCCTTTAGGCGTTCCATCCACTTGGCTTTACGTTTTTCACGGCAATCGGGACAGAGTTTCTGTTTTGTACCCGGATCAAGTACTGCACCGCAGTCACGGCAAACGATAGCGTGAGTTGTTTCGTCTGGCAAAGGTTCGATAGGTGCCACCTTGAGACTCTCGGCGTTGAAGGCCCCAATGGGGTACTCACTAATATATCCAGACACCGTGAAGGACCGTCCGCAACTATGGCACTGACACTCCACATTCTCAAATTCGTAAACTACCTCATCACCCATCTGTCGTTCGGAAGTAGAAACTGTCCCTTCATCTTCCAGGTCGATGCGATTTTTTGCTTTGCAATAGGGGCATTCAACAGCTCGCTGTAGACTAATACGGTCATCTTCCCATGATGTGTCATCCCCAATTTCTTCTGCTGCCTGCTGGAGTTTTACCTTTTCACAGTACTCCTGCAGAGCTTTTCTAAAGATTTCAGACTTTGGAACGCCAGTCGCATTGCTGGCAAAAGCCAGCATTTCATCCTCTTTGTCATTGAGACGGACACGGTATTGCTTTTCGCGGCTGTCTTCCTTTTTAGGCCTACCGAGCATTTTATCATCTCCTGCAATTTAATGGATATCCAGAAAGGCCGTAACCAAAGAATACACCTTTCTCCTGGTTCTGTCAAGTATTTGGATATCCAAAAATAAAAAAGAAAGTGAGGTCAAGCCTATGGGTATCTTTTCCGGCTTGTTCAAATCCCGCGACAAGCCCCAGAACCGGACATCCGGCAGTGGGTACAGCTTTTTCTTCGGCGGCTCCACCGCCGGCAAGAACGTCAACGAGCGTTCCGCCATGCAGATGACCGCCGTGTACTCCTGCGTCCGCATCCTGGCGGAAGCGGTGGCGGGGCTTCCGCTGCACCTCTACCGCTATAAGGAGGATGGCGGCAAGGAGAAGGCGCTGGATCATCCGTTATACAACCTGCTCCACAATGAGCCGAACCCGGAGATGAGTTCGTTCGTATTCCGGGAAACGCTCATGACCCATCTGCTCCTGTGGGGCAACGCCTATGCCCAGATCATTCGCAACGGCAAGGGCGAGGTCATCGCCCTCTATCCGCTGATGCCAAACCGCATGGTGGTGGACAGGGACACCAAGGGCCGGCTCTACTACCAATACACCACCAGCACCGAGGACGCTCCCACCATGAAGGGCGTCACCGTCAACCTGCCGCCTTCGGATGTGCTGCACATCCCCGGTCTGGGTTTTGACGGGCTGGTGGGCTACAGCCCCATTGCCATGGCCAAGAACGCCATCGGCATGGCGATTGCCTGTGAGGAGTACGGGGCCAAGTTCTTCGCCAACGGCGCGGCTCCCGGCGGTGTGCTGGAACATCCCGGCACCATCAAAGACCCCCAGCGGGTGCGGGAGAGCTGGCAGTCCACCTTCGGCGGCAGCGGTAACAGCAACAAGATCGCCGTGCTGGAGGAGGGCATGAAGTACACGCCCATTGGCATCTCGCCGGAGCAGGCGCAGTTTTTGGAGACGCGAAAATTCCAAGTCAATGAGATCGCTCGAATTTTCCGAGTGCCGCCCCACATGGTGGGCGACCTGGAAAAGTCGAGCTTTTCTAATATCGAGCAGCAGTCTCTGGAGTTCGTGAAATACACGCTGGACCCCTGGGTGATCCGCTGGGAGCAGACCATTCACCGGTCGCTCCTCCTGCCGGACGAGAAATCCCAGTATTTTGTGAAATTCAATGTAGAGGGGCTGCTCCGCGGCGATTATCAGAGCCGCATGAACGGGTACGCCATTGGTCGGCAGAATGGCTGGATGTCCGCCAATGACATCCGGGAGCTGGAGAACCTCGACCGCATCCCCGCCGAGGATGGCGGCGACCTGTACCTTATCAACGGCAATATGCTCCCGCTCAAGAATGCGGGGGCTTTTGCAAATACCGAACCTGACAGGGCTCCCGCAAAGCCAGAGGCTTTGTGGGAAGAGGACGAGCAGCGAAGTGAACGAGCTTTTCACGCTTGCGTGGAAACGAGCGATACGGAGCTTGCGAGGACGAGATGGAAAGGAGGAAAATGCCGATGAAGAAGTTTTGGAAGTGGAAGAATCAGGCTCAGGCGGAGATCGCTCCGGCGGAACGGACGCTGTATCTGAACGGCACCATCGCCGAGGAAAGCTGGTTTGACGATGACGTCACGCCCCAGCTTTTCAAGGAGGAACTGATGTCCGGGGACGGGAATATCACCGTCTGGATCAACTCTCCCGGCGGGGACTGCGTGGCCGCAGCCCAAATCTACAATATGCTGATGGACTATCCCCACGATGTGACCGTGAAGATCGATGGCATCGCGGCGTCCGCCGCATCCGTCATCGCCATGGCGGGTACCAAGGTCCTCATGTCCCCGGTGTCCATGCTCATGATCCACAACCCTATGACCGTGGCCATGGGTGACACCGGCGAGATGCAGAAAGCTATCGAGATGCTCTCCAGCGTCAAGGACTCCATCATCAATGCCTACGAAATCAAGACCGGCCTGTCCCGCGCCAAGCTGTCCCATCTGATGGACGCCGAGACCTGGATGGACGCTGGAAAGGCGGTGGAGCTGGGCTTCGCCGATGAGGTGATGAAACGCCCTGCCGAAACCGAGGACATGGAATCCCCGGCGGTCACCATGCTGTACTCCAAAGCATCGGTGGTCAATTCCCTCATGGATAAGATCGCCGAAAAATGCAGAACCACTCGTCCCGCCGCCAAGGCAGAACCCAAGGGCCGCTCCGTAGACGATCTCTACGAGCGGCTCAATCTTTTGAAACATTAAAGGAGGAAATCTACCATGACTATTTTGGAACTGCGCGAGAAGCGCGCCAAGGCCTGGGACGCCGCCAAGGCTTTCCTGGACTCCCACCGCACCGATAAGGGCACCCTGTCCGCCGAGGATGACGCCACCTACTCCCGCATGGAGCAGGATATCTCCGACCTGGGCAAGGAGATCGCCCGTCTGGAGCGCCGCGAAGCTCTGGACGCCGAGCTGAACAAGCCAGTCAATTACCCCATCACCGGAAAGCCTGCCGGCGACCAGCAGGCCGAGAAGAAGGGCCGCGCTTCCGATGCGTACAAGCGGAACTTCTGGAACGCCATGCGCCTGCAGGGCAACCCCTACGAGATCCGCAACGCCCTGCAGGAAGGCACCGACAGCGAGGGCGGTTACCTGGTGCCGGACGAGTATGAGCGCACCCTGGTACAGGCTCTGGAGGAGGAAAACGTGTTCCGCCGCCTGGCCAAAGTCATCCAGACCTCCAGCGGTGACCGCAAGATCCCCATCGTGACCAGCCACGGTTCCGCTGCCTGGTTGGATGAGGAGGACGCCCTCACCGAGAGCGATGAGGTGTTCGGCCAGACCTCTCTGTCCGCCTACAAGCTGGGCACCTTCCTGAAGGTGTCCGATGAGCTGCTCAATGACAGCGTGTTCGACCTGCCTTCGTATATCTCCACCGAGTTTGCCCGTCGCATCGGCGCCAAAGAGGAGGAAGCCTTCTTCGTGGGCGATGGCAGCGGCAAGCCCACCGGCATCTTTGCGGCCACCGGCGGCGCACAGACCGGCGTTACCGCCGCCAGTTCCACCGCCATCACCGCCGATGAGCTGATTGACCTGTTCTACTCTCTGAAGTCCCCCTACCGCAGGAAGGCGGTCTGGGTGATGAACGACTCCACGGTCAAGGCCATCCGCAAGCTGAAGGACAACCAGGGTCAGTATCTGTGGCAGCCCTCCCTCACGGCTGGGACCCCCGACACCATCCTGAACCGTCCGGTCTACACCTCTTCCTATGTACCCGCTATCGCCGCTGGCGCCAAGACCATCGCCTTCGGCGATTTCAGCTACTACTGGATCGCCGACCGCCAGGGCCGCTCTTTCAAACGTCTGAACGAGCTGTTCGCTACCACTGGTCAGGTGGGCTTCATGGCCACCCAGCGCGTGGACGGCAAGCTGATCCTGTCGGAAGCCATCAAGGTGCTGGCGCAGAAGGCGTCTGCTTAATGGAAAGGCGGTGGTGATGATGGACCAGCTTTTGCAGAAAGTCAAGGAAAACCTCATCCTGGAGCATGACGCCGATGACAAGCTGCTGGAACGCTTTATCACCGCCGCCATCTCCTATGCGGAGAGCTACCAGCACATTGCGGCGGGGTACTACCAGGAGCACCCCATGCCGCCCACTACCGAACAGGCCGTCATCATGCTGTCATCCCACTTCTACGAGTCCAGGGATGGCAGCACAGGCGGCTTTTTTGCAGATAACGTGCAGGCCGGTCAGCAGGTATGGAATACCGTGAACCTGCTTCTCCGGCTTGATCGGGAATGGAGGGTGTAACCATGAGCTTTGGAAAGATGAACACCTTTATTGACCTGGTGAAAAAAGAAGTCTCCGTGGATGCGGAGGGCTTCAAATCTGAAAAGGAGGTCACCCTGGCCTCCGTCCGGGCATATCGGGAAGGAAGGCACGGAAGCGAGAGATGGGCAAACATGGCTGCTTTTTCGGAAGCCACCGACCTGTTCCGCTTCCGGGTCATTCCCGGTGTATCCGTCACCACTGACCTGGCGCTCCTCTGCGATGGCGACCGCTTCGAGATCACCTCGGTGGAGGATGTGAAAGGTCGGGGGATGTATCTGGAGGTCATGGCAAAGGTGGTGAAGCCCGGTGGCTAGGGTAAAAGTGGAAATGCCGGAGGAGTTCCTCCGCAAACTGTCCCTTCTGGGCAGCAAAACAGATGAGATCGCAGGACGTGTCCTGGAGGCCGGCGGCGAGGTCGTGCTGTCAAAAGTACGGAGCAACCTCTCCCCCGTTATCGGCAGCGGTACGAAATACGACTCTCGCTCCACGGGAGAGATGGAACGCTCCCTGGGTCTGACCCCGCCTTTGGTGGATCGGGACGGAAATCACAACATTAAAGTCGGCTTTGCCGAGCCGCGCTCCGATGGTAGCAGCAACGCCATGCTGGCCAACATCATCGAATACGGCAAGAGCGGCCAGCCGGCGAAACCCTTTCTCAAACCCGCCCAGACCTCGTCCCGAAAGGCCTGTACTAGCGCCATGATCCGCAAACTGGAAGAGGAGGTGGAGAAGCTGTGAGTCTGCTCTCTGAATTGAAGACCGTGGCGGATGCCTGCGCCATTCCGGTGGAGACCGGCGTCTTTTCCGGCGTACCGCCCGAC